CGAGCGTTTTTAATTGTTTAACCAAATCTTTTTCAACAACACGCAACAAGTCCATGACCTTTTTACTTGTTGATGAATAATATCGCTGCAAATAAATTTCATGTGCAATCGTTTTATCGCGCAGTTGTTCGTTAGCTGTTTGCGTCATAACGCACCCTGTATTCTGCTTTGTGCAATGTCAAAATAACCCATGTCTAACTCACAGCCGATAAATTTACGATTGGTGTTAATGCACGCTACCCCAGTTGAACCACTACCCATTGTAAAATCTAAAACTGTTTCGTTTTCTAGTGTGTAAGTTTTAATTAGGTATTCTAAAAGCGCGACTGGTTTTTGTGTTGGGTGTAGCGATTTACCTTTATCCCCAAAACAACCACGAAAAAGTAATGTTTCATTTGGGTACGACATATCTACATGTATGCTTCGTCTTGACATTTTTGTCATGTCCCCATACACCTCTGTTTGTTTCCTAATAATTGTTGGTGGTCTTATATTATTTTTATCTTTTTTTGATAATTGTGGTTTATACATACATTGTTTTTTATAAAAAACACTTATCAATTCATTTCTTCTCATTGGTTGTTTTTTAGCATTTAAATGATTAGTTGCTTTATCCTTTTGCCACACCCAATCATACTTATAATTCTTTATGTTGCTCATTCTTAAAGCACTGCTAAACGGCTCACAACCAAATAACACAATAGCCCCGTTATCCTTAACAACTCTTTTTAACTGTTCCCACATTGGCGCAAATGGAATAATAGAATCCCATTTGCACGCTGTTGTTCCATAGGGCGGGTCAGTTAATACCATATCAACTGAATTATCTGGCAGAGTTTTCATAAACTCTATGCAATCGCCATTGTGCAACATCATAACGCTGGCATTCCAGCAGGCATAGTTGCAATGCGTTCCATCTCATCATCAAACGATACGTCTTGCATGATAATGTCACCAGCAACAAGATTATCGAATAATGTTTGATGCGAGATTGAGCCGCTTTGCCAAGCCTTAACCAAACTATCCAAGTCCTGAGCTGTCATACTGTTTGGAATAAAATCACGGTTTAACTCAACCTTAACATCACCAGTCACGCCCGACCAATCACGCAAATATTCCATGACGTGCGTTAATCCAATGCTAATCGATTGTGAAATTGAAGCCAGTACACTGTTTTCACTTGATCTGTGAATATTAGCCGTTTGAGCTGATTCCACCGAGCGTTTTTCTGGTGCTAAGATTCGCGCTCCAAGTGTTGCCATCATTGCTTCTTTTGAGCGCAATGCCTCGCGCAATTCACCCAAACCTTGACCTGTAAATTCAAGATAAAATGCTTTTGATTGCGTGTCCGGCAATAACCATGCCGTTCCGCTACCGATACGAAGTGACGCGCTTTTATCGTCTGAATAATATCCTGTCACAACGGGTGTTGGTAGTCCAGTAAAGTGCAAGCCATGTTCATAATCGGCTGTGGTTCTGTAATGCGATAAATTCACGTCAACAAGATCAAGCAATGGTGGTTTATCCACACAGGGTGAATTGTCACGCACGCCAAAAAACTCAAACGGTATTTTGTTTAATGCTTTGCCGTTAATTTGTGGGTAAATTTCATCCACTAAAATAAATTCACCGCGCTTGTCTTTTCTGAAAACACGTTGACGATAAATTCCACCATCGCCTAAATCAAGAACGCGCCATTGCGGTTCGCATTTAGATTCAAACTCATCGACTGCAATTTCGTTTTCTTCTTCAAGTACCACCAGTGTTAACTGTTCAACGTTGTTAATACGTCCAGTTTTCCAGTTAATGATTGATTCTGCATCGTACATGGTCGCGTAAGGTCTTGCGCCTTGTGCCTGTGCTTGTGCAAGTGTTACCGCGTTAACAATAGGTGGGTAATCGACAAGAACACCACAACGTCCAATGGTGATAACTTCTTCGCTAATGATTTCAGCAAATTGATGCAGTGATAATCCGCTCATTGTCACGTCTGCAATAATATTATCCATTGCTGCAGGTGCTGTGATGACTTCGGGTTTAAGAAATAGCATTCCGCTTAAGCCATCAATCGTTCTTGCTGTGGCGTTGTAATATAACGCCCGCTGTTTGTAAGCGTAATATTCCGCGTCATTTTGACCGCTTAAACGTGGAAGGTATTTAATACCATATTCGTGGATCTCGTCTTGCCCTTCTGACGCGTGTTCGCATCGTTCCCACTGCTCATAATATTCGTGATACTCGCTGTGTTTTGTATCGACTGCCATTTTTATATTCCTGTAATTGCTGCAAATGATGGTCTATTATTCACTAGCGGGTATCTATACGCAATAAAATAACCTGTTGCATCAACAACGTGGTCAAATCCACCAGCTTTGTCAGGCTCACCCGTTTTTGCATAGCATTGCTTTTCAAGTGATTCAACCAGCATCGGGCAATACTGCGCATTAACAAAATAACGTCTTGCGCCTAAATTGTGAATCATGGCGTTAACTGATAAAACGCGATCTTTAATGAATGGATTGCGTGAATTAACTAGCACCTGCAAACCATACGAGCGCAAAATGCTGTGATCTGATTCGCTTGCGTTGTTTGATTTTCGAGCGTTACCGCTTGCGTCAGGATAAATTAAAATCCTGTGCGTTGGATATTTTTCTTTTAATAGCCGCGCCATTGTTGGCGTATCGAACACGCCAGTGAGTTCATTAACAACATGAACGCTGTCACCGCGCAATACATGAATAACAGCAGACATATTGGAAACGTTAAAATCCAACCCAACATGCAAAACATCGTCTGAATTAATAACTTCAACGGATGAATTAAGATTTCTGTCAAACTCATGGTAGACGCTCCCAGCGTTAAGGTTTACAAAATTGCCATCAAGATACGCGGATAATTGTGCGCTTGAATAGGTTGCTTCAAGTTGCTTGATATAGCCATCGGGCAAATATGGATTGCTTGAAGTAGGTGCTTTAATTAACTCGTAGCCATCGCGTGGTTCTTTGCCCCACATTTCATACATGAAAGCAAACCCTTCAGGTGTTGATACGGCTGCAAGCGTGTTAGGCGAGTTGTCTGGTTTTCGTTCTCTAATCCGTCCAAGCATTTTAGTCCAAACCAGTTTAGCTTGGTCAACGCGCAACGTATCGGCTTCATCGATTACCGCATCGGCTAATTGAAAACCAACTAAACGTTCTGGGTTATCTGCTGATCTGAAAATAATCTGCGAATTGTTTTCGAGTTTGATAATGGCATCGGCTTTATTAAGATTATATTTAACTCCCCACTCATCAAGTATTTCTTGAAAGCGTGGGAAAGCAATTAACCTGATAAGATCATAAGTAGGCTCAACAAACCCAAACGATAAACCATCGTATTTCAATGCAAGCAAAGCCAATCTAATGACAGCGGCTTGTGATTTCCCCGCGCCATATCCCGCCACCATTGCAGGGTGGATTGCTTCACTGAAAATGAAGTCCTCTTGGGGCTCTGTAAGTTTTAGCCTAATCTTCACGCGCTGCCCGCTCAACCACAAATGTGTAACCTGTTTTTATAGTTGCTTCAACACGATCTGTTGATACGCCTGCTGCTTTACCTCTGGCAATTTCAGCCGTAATAGCCGCGTTAATTTGATTGTTTTTTACAGCAAGGTTGCGCAATGTCATTAAATCTTTTAAATGCGATTCAAGCGTAATGCCAACGGCTTCAATAATGGGTTTGCGTAGTTCGTCAACCATTGCTGAAATATTGCTGTCAGCCATTAGCCGTGACGCGTTAGCAATGATCGTTTCAGGCTTAGTTGTTGGCTTAGTATCAAACGCCCCACGATAAGCATCAGCCTGTGTTTTGCCTTCTGCAACGAGTTGTGCAAAGCGTTCTTGTTTAGGTGTGAGAGCCATAATTAACCCCAAGCCATTGCGAGCATACAGCTTTAGCTACTTGTTCAGTCATTTTAGGTGGAACGCTCATTCCTATCATGTATTTTCCTATCTTGTCAGTTTTGGCTTTGTAATCGTCAGGGAATGAACCTAGTCTTTTCCATTCACGATAAGTTAAAGTTCGACAATTGTTCTAATGCGTATATAAACCCGATGTTGATGATAATGTATTTGCAGGTTTTTTATCATTAACACGATATTGATTAAAACAAGCATTTCGTTTTTCAGATTTCATCAAAAAAATTGAATAAGCATCTCCTGGCAATGTATGAGGCCAGCATTTTAAATCATTTGGCGTTGGTTTTGTTTCTACTTGTTCCGCTTCAGTCAAAACCTGTAAATCACTAACCGCGTCACCCGCACTAATCCACCTATGCTGTGGTGCTAAAATCAGTTTTTTATCGCTTACATCTTCACGAACTGCACAGAAAAAAACACGTTCGCGCCGTTGCGGCACACCACAATCGGCGGCATTGATTAAAAATAATTGCGGTTGATAACCCATTTTTTTAAGCCGTGCATTGATTAACTTGCAATAACCTTTTGCATTGCCTTGAATCATACCTTTGACATTTTCAGCAATAATCACTTTTGGTTTTAAGTATTCAGCAACATCCAAAAAATCAAAAAACAAATCACTTAAAACTTGCTTGGCTTGGCCTTCTCGAAAATGTTTATTTTTGCCCCATGCTTTTTCACGACTGCCAGCCATTGAAAATGTTGAACATGGTGGAGAACCGTCTAAAATATCAAGCTCAAACAATTCAGGAGGTAAATCTGCGGTTAATAAATCACGTATTGGCATTAAAAAATAATTTTTTGGATTATGATTTAATTTGTAGTGATACGCCATTTCTGGATCAATATCATTAGCGGCTATAACATCACAACCAGCTAATTTATAACCCATTGAAGAACCTCCACCACATGAAAACGTAGTCATTACCTTAATATTATTTTGTGGGACTTTTTTTAAGTCGGTTAAATTCCAAGCGCAATCTGGTTTTTTAATCATATTCAAACCCGCATTTTGGGCATTGATGCGCCATTTCAAAATTGTCAATATCAATTTCTTTTGTTTTGCTTTCGTGCGTTTGTGTTTCAACTATTTCATTGTCATCAAGCAATGATAATTCCGTATCATCAAACCCAAGCAAATCCAAATCAAACCCATCGTCCGACAATTCCCCCAGCTCTAACGCCAACAAATCATTATCCCAGCCGCTATTCAACGCCAAACGATTATCTGCAAGGATATATGCTTTCTTTTGTGTCTTGGTGAGGTGTTTAAGTTCAATGGTTGGTACTTCATCAAGATTTAATTTTTTAGCCGCCATAACGCGCCCATGACCGGCAATGATGCCATTCTCACCATCAACCAAGACAGGATTAGTGAAACCAAACTCTTTTATGCTTGCGGCAAGTTGCAATACTTGTTGCTCACTGTGTGTTCGTGCGTTGTTCACATACGGTATTAAATCCGCAGTTTTACGTTGTGTGATTTGCATCAAGTAATCCTATAAGGTATTTTAGCTTTTAAGCACATTCTAACCATTGCCAATATTGTCGGTTTTAACTCAAGTGGTTCATTTGCAAATTTTAAACGATTTAAAACAGCGTTTTCGCCTTTTGTTACCGCATATAAATTTTTAATATTAAAATTTTGTTTGTCGTTATCATAAAACCTGACAATCGTTTCACCTGTTATTTCGCCATAATGCTGTGCATAAATCAAACGATGCTTTAATTTCCAGCAGTGATGTTTGTTACCACCTTCAGAAACTTTAACATAAACATAACCATCCCTATCTATTCTTTCATCGCCAATTTGTCTAGTTCTATAGCCAGTATGACCTTTTTTAAATCTGCTTTCCGATTCCCCATTGACGCCTTTTAATCCTTTATTCCAAGGCGTAAACCCTTTTTCAAACTGCCCGCTGTTCATTTTAAAATAGCAGGCAACTCTTTGCGTTCTGGGATGTCATTAATGCGTGTTTGTGCATCAAGGACTAAACGCGCATTATCGACAATTGTACGCGCAATAATGGTCAAACTTTTTGAGCGTTCTGCTTCAAAAGCAAGTTGATCTGCATTTAATGATTCTTCGCTCAATCTTTCCATTTGAGCAAATAAATGATTGTTTAAATCTGTCAGTGTATTTTTCATTCTTGTTCCTGTTATTATAAAAAACATCCGCCACTACATAACCGTGTAAACATAACCTCATGCTCATCAATAAAATCGCATTCTTCAATTCGTTTAAACTGTGACGTTAAAAAATAGCCTTTTGGTTGTAATACGGTTTTATCAAATTCAATCACTTTTTCACGATCTTGTGACTGCATAACATGCGCCCATTCTTTTTGCGTATGGTTTGGACACATCCAACAGGATGATCTTGGTGGTTCAGTATCAAACGTTCTTTGCACTAATGCAATACAATCACTTCTGCGCATTTGCAAATCAAGCAATGGAAAAATCTTATTCCATTTTTTAGATGGTTTCATTCTTGCTGCTCTGTGGATTTCATCAGTTGAGAAACCCATTAAAACATTATATTTTTTTTGTTTAAATTCATTATTGCAAAAACGCTCAAAAACTTCACGTTTCCATTTTGCGCTACAGTAAGCAGGCAAACGTCCCTGCGTTCCTTCATTATTTGCAAAAAATGGCGGTAATTCCATATCGCCAGCATATTTAGAATAATCATTTGCTTTAGCAATATAAAATGCAATTCCTGCTTTTTCAAGCATTGGCAGCGTAAACGCATGAAGAAAATCAAAAACAATGGTTTGTTCGAACCCCGTATCACAAAAAACAAACGCATCAACTTTTATTTTACCTTGCGCGGCTAATATAGCCATTGCAGTTGATTGAACGCCCCCCCCGAAACTGCATATATTCATATTATTCTCGTTATTAACCATCAAGTAATTAAACCATAACCCCGCATTGCAAAATTATCAGAAAATGCTGCGGTAAAACTGCTCCCGTCTTTTTTTCGTGCGAGAGGACACGCGTTAGGGTTTAATTCTTCATGGTTAAAAAACCACCACGCCATAAACTGCAATGAGTGGTGGCCGTGTTTTTGATTGATAGTAATCTCAGTATTCGTTGGCGTACTTTCAGCCAATCCCAAGTCTCCTATTTCTGAGCGTCTGGCCATTACAGGTGCGCTGTGCGCGTACTATCAAGTCATAGCATCTAAGCCTGCCTTGGCACTTATAACACATAAGCTCAAACGCTATGCTTGATAGTGCTTGTCTTTCCAAGCTGTCACCAACCAACCCAGTTATTGATAAATCG